GGTTAACATACTCTCTTTGCTCTCTTGTGCATGAACAAAAAAAGTAAGGTTGTCAAAATAAGCCACGAAGCCATCGGAAATGCGTGGGGAATTTCCAAGCAGGCCGTTGCAAAATGGGTGAAAATGGGCTGCCCGACTTCGTCCATTGAAGACGCAACAAAATGGCGGGACGAATACTTGCAAGCGTCGGGCAAGGCCGCACCGGCTACGCTGAATGAAGCACGTCTTGAAAAGACCCTGCTCGAAAGCGAACGCATTCGCGTCCGCCTTCAGCAAGACCGAGGCGAGTTGGTCGAGATCGCCGTAGTCCGAGAAGCTGGCATCCGCATCGGCGCGATCTTCAGCGCAAAACTCGCGGCATTGGTCAACGACGCCAGCGGCGCGTTGGCCGGACTCGACGAAGCGAGCTTGAGAAAGAAGTTGCACGAGCGCACGCAAGCGATCCTTGCCGAAATCCGCAACGAATTAGAAAAGGTATGACAAAAAAAGAACTCTGGAAAATTTACTCAAAACGCAATCCTTCATTCGACGGTGAAGGAATGATAACTTTGTCCGCTGCCGGACTTCGGAAGATGTTTGAGACAACATGGGAAGTTGCCATGTATGATGGAGAAGAAGAGCCGACATCTAAACAAGCGGCGTCTCCGAACATCGATGCGCTCAAACATATTTTCGGAATGCGATGAACCCGCTCGCACAAGGCATCCGAGACGGAATCAAACTCGCATTCGACGGAACAATTTTAGACTGGGCATCCGACCACGTCAGCTTTCCGAACTCGGATCGCGCTTCGCGCTTCGACCCTTCGGTGGCTCCGTGGCTCAACGCGCCGCTGCTTGCGGCAAGCGATGACGAGACCACGCAGGTCTTTCTTCGCGCACCAACCGGAGGCGGCAAGACGACGATGATGGAAACGCTGGCTTGCTTTATCGTGGCTCAAAAGCCTGGGCCTACGCTTTTCGTCGGGCAGACTGACGACATGGTCAAAGACTGGACAGAGTCGCGACTGCTTCCGATCTTCAACGAATGCCAGCCGGTCAAAGACCTATTCCCAGAAGACCGCCATTCTCTCAGAAAAACGACCATCCTTTTCCCCCACATGGTTCTCTTCGCAGGCGGGGCGAACATGACCAACTTGCAAGAGAAGTCGATGCGCTATTGCATCGGCGACGAGGTATGGCGGTGGAAAGGCGGGATGATAAAAGAGTTGAAGGCGCGACACCACGACCGCTGGAACCGCAAAACGCTTCTCGTCTCGCAGGGGTGGGACGCAGGACACGAGGCGGATGCGGAATGGGACAGCGGAACGCGAGAAGTCTGGGGCTGGACTTGTTCCCAATGTGGGAACTGGCAGAGATACCTATTCGACCAGATCGAATATGTGACCGAACGAGACGACAAGGGCGGCATCTTATGGGACAAGGTGCAGGATTCGGTGCGAATGAAATGCGAGCATTGCGAAACGCGCTACAAAGACGACGCGAGCACTCGACGCAACCTTGCAAATACTGCAAGCTACCGCGCACTCAACCCGCATCCGGTGCGAGGGCACAGAAGCTTCGAATATCCGGCCTACGCCGTCTGGTGGATACCTTGGTTTTCGATTGTGAAAGAGTGGATCGAAGCGAACGAGGCCAAGTCATCTGGCAACTTGGAGCCGCTCAAACAATTTGTTCAAAAAAGAAAGGCGCAGACGTGGCAGGACGAAGTGACGAGCGATCTACCGGAGATCGCGACAGGCGACTACGCCAAGGCCGAATATTTGGAAGGCCAGAAGATCGACGGCGAGCACCGACGCTTTATGTGCGTTGACAAACAACGCGACCACTTCTGGGCTGTCGTCCGCGCCTTCCGCGTGGACGGTTCATCGATGTTATTGCATGAGTCGCGTCCGCTGACTTGGGAAACGCTCGACGCCATCCAGCAACAATTCGACGTAGTTCCTAGATGCGTTGTGGTGGATGCCGGTTACGATACGCCGCTGGTATACGAACAATGCGCTCGGCGTGGGTGGACGGCATCGCACGGATCTGGGCAGGACGGGTTTTATCATATCGACGGCGGGAGAAGGACGCGCCGGTTCGTTTCCAAGATCGAGGGAGCGCAAGCTGGATCGGACGGACTGAAGTGCGCGTATTTCTTTTTCTCCAACGAAGGCATCAAGGACAAACTCGCTTCACTTCGCCAAGCTGACGCCATTCCGAAATGGGAAGTCGCACGAGATGTTTCGGATGACTACCGAAAGCAAATGTTGTCGGAGATGAAGAAGGACGTGACCAATTCCAAGACCAAACAAGTCGAGCAGCGATGGGTGCGCATCGGCGGCAGGCCCAACCATCTTTGGGACTGCGAGTGCATCGCGCTTGCGTCCGCGATGCTGGCAGGCGTTCTGCCGATAGGTGAGTGACCATTTTCGTGACGCCACGAAAATGATCGATCCGACGAGGGCGAAAAATAATTTTATTTTTTTCTTTTCAAAAATAAAAAAAGAGAAGATATTTGAAACATCGAAAGGCAAGAAGCCCGACGAAGAAAACCAAAAAAAACGAAAACCAAAAGAAAATGAAACTCATCAAAATTAAAGATCCCGTCGACAAGAACTCAAAAATGATCTTCTCAGTTGTTGGCAATAAACTTTCACCACTCGGAATCATTCATTGTTTCTCCGCTACACAATGGCAAGCGTTTGATTCCGATGGAAAATTCATTAACTGGTTTGAATCTGAAAAACAAGCCACCGCCGCCCTCGCCTAACACTAACCGGCGCGGGTTCAATCCCCGCGCCTTTTCTTTTTTTTTGACATCGCCATCAAATGAATGGCGATGAACAAATCATTTTTTGGCCTGCCGCTTGCAACTCTGCAAGAATTGCAGGGCGATTTCACGGCTTGCTTGAAGGCAATAGCCGTTGCAGGCGCGTCGTATAGCATCGCAGGGCGCTCGTTCACTCGCGCTAATCTTGCCGAGGTCGCGCAGACCATTAAAGAATTGCAAGCCGCTATTGACAACGCCAGCGGAAATAGGGTAAGACGTTTCACGCCGACGTTCCCGACGCAAAGACCATGAAGCAAGACATCATCACCAAAGCAATTTCGTTCGTCTCGCCTAAAGCTGCTCTGGATCGCATGGTCAACCAGGCGAAGCTCCGTAATTTCGGACGCTTTGACTCCGCATTGACGAGCGAGAAGCGCGGGATCAGCCGAGGCGTTAGCGGTGGCGAAGACACGGCAGGAACTCGCGAACGTTTCGCGCTCATCCGCGCCGCTCGCGATCTTGCAGACAATTTTCCGCCTGTCCGTTCTCTGCTTTTAAAATTTGCAACCTACGTTTCGGGGCGCATCGCATACCAAGCACGCACAGGAAACCGCGAAGCGGATACCGCCATTGAAAGGTATTGGCAGAAATGGTGCAACGACTGCGATTTTCTAGGCAGGCACAATTTCACAACGCTGTTGCAGCTTGCTGTTACCGCAATGCTTCGTGACGGCGATTGTGGATTTATTATCGTTCGCGACGGCGAAGATTTGAAGCTGCAAAGCGTAGAAGCCGACCGCATCGGATCGCCTTACGACAGAACTGACACGGATAAATACATCGGAGGCATCAACGTAGACGACTATGGAAGACCCGTTTCATACACAATTTTCACGCGCACTATCAACAACCAGTATGTTTCTCCTGTTGATATTGTTGCAAAAGAGTTTATCCACCTATTCGACGCAGCGCGACTTGATGAATATCGTGGGCGGAGTGCTTTCGCTACTGCGTTAAACGCAACCCGCGATCTCCAAGAAGCGATCAAGGCCGAGGTGCAGGCGATCAAATACGCGAGCTATCAGAGCGGCGTCATCACGACCGAGAGCGGCGCCGCTGACGCTGGCGACTACTTCGCACGCGGCAACTCGAACGATCAAGGCCAAGTCGCACGCCTCCAGTCTCTCGATCCAGGAACGGTCAACTATTTGAGCACAGGCGAGAAAATGGAAATGTTCAAGTCGGATCGTCCGACCGGAGCATTCGGAGAATTTATTCGCTTGGTGCAGGCGCACATTTGCATGGCCGTCGGTCTTCCCTACGGCTTCGCATTCGATGCCGACAAGTCGGGGCCGATGGCACGCATGGAAGCGGCGATGGCCGAGCGCACTTTCCTGCGGTGGCGTGGACTCTTGGAAGGTCAGTTTCTCAACCGCATCAAGAATGTTATCCTTCTTGACGCCGCTTCGCGCGGACTCATTCCAGATTCCGAATACTTGCTCGATGGCCGCTGGTGCTGGCCAGCCAAGGTTTCGATTGATTACGGACGCGAAGCACGCGCAGATATCGAACTCTGGAAAGCTGGCTTGAAAACAGCAGGGCAGATTTACTCCGACATGGGCGAGGATTACGAAGAAGCACTTCGCGCAAGAGCGAAGGAGGCCGCGATGATCGTCGCGCTCGGCACAGAAATGGATATTCCATCAGAATATATTTCAGATTCTATCATTCCCATTCAAGCCGCCGCTCCGGTTGCCGCACCTATCGCCGCGCCCATCACGCAAGAAGCGCCGCAACCTGAGCCACCACAAGATCAACCAAAACAAACCGATCTCGCAGACGAGAACAAGCCAAGCAAAGGAATGGTCGAGGAGGCTCTAAAGGGCTTAAAGTGGCGCGAAGAATACAATCGAGGCGGGACAGCGGTCGGAGTTGCACGCGCTCGCGACATCAGCAACGGCAAGAATCTTTCGGACG